TAAAGCGATGTGAGCTTTCGGATGCGCTTCATCATCCGTTCTTTGCAGGCGCTGTCCTTCTCACTTTCCATGGCGGCGATCACGATCCATTGATCGACGTTCTCACCCAGCTTTTCAGCGAGAGCACCTGCAATCGCCGGGCTCAGGTGGCCACGGCTACGCGACGTGTGGAGGGTACTCCTAGCCAGGTTCAGTTCCTTATGCCAGAAGGGCGCCGGCTCCGTTTCCAGCGCTTTATCGAGTAGCTGCATCGTCGTTTTCATCTGTCCTCCGGTTGCGAAAATGCACACAATGTGCATGCACTGTAGCGAAACTGTTGTTCGCAAGGTGGATGCATGATAGTGTTGCAAATGTTCACAAGTTGTGAGCTTAATTCGCAGCCGCCATGCCCTACCACATCACCATCGGCGCCGTCGTCCTGACCGCCGACCATATCGAGTTGAGAGTCCGCGCCCTGGAGGGCAACGTTGCCGAGCTGGAAGCCTTTGACGGCTCCTTTGCTGGCTACCGGCACATCTCCAGTCTGACGCTCATTCCCCAAGCCGGGGAGGCTGATTGCTCTCCCCCTGCCACCCAAACGGCACCGGCTCAAAGCTTGGCGGCTGCGGCCGGTGTCGGGCAGGGGGCGGGCACCTGCCCTGCTTGTGGCGGGCCAGCTGGCGATGACTTCCTCTTGCAGTGCGGTGCGTGCATTGCTGAATCTGGCCGCTATGCCGGCCCTCGCATGAATCGACACACGGGTTTCTGGGAATGAGACTCGTCGCCAAACACAGTCAGGTCGGCTACCAGACCCCCGGCGACCGCCCAGGTTGCCGCAACTGCGCCCACTTCGAGGTGGTGCGCCATGACAGCCCAATCATCGCCCCGCGCACCGCCTGCAGACTGCATGACCTGGAGGTAACGAGCGGCGGTATCTGCAACAGCCACAAGCTGCAGCGCAAGCCAGGTGATGCCCAGCTCGCGTTCCTGGCCAGGCAGCGCGATCTGCTGGAGAGCCAGGCGCAAGACCTGCAGCCACGCCTGGCAGATGCCCGCGTTTTCCCCCAGGTTGGGGAGATGTACGAAGGCAAGCCCATGACGGTGGCAAAGCATCGTCGGCTAACCTTGCAGCAGCTCATCACCAACGAAGAGGCCTCCGGTGATCCGGAGCTGGTGCGGATTGCTGGCCTGCGCCGCCGCTGGGCTGGATTGCCTCCCCAAGCTGGGGAGCGTTGCTCATGAGGTCGTCGTCCCTGGGCGGCTCGGCCCTCATCCACATCGAGCAGCACACCATCCGCTACAGCCGGCCAGAGCCGGCCATGTCCATTACTGCGCGCCGCATCGTGCTGCTCTCGCGTCATCTGGCGCGTATGCAGCGCGTGCGGCTGCATGACGATGAGCTGTACCTGATTCGCCTGCAGCAGGATCTCGCTGGCATTGCGGCGCAGTACATCGCCTGGGCCACCGTTGACATGGACAGCCTGGCGCGGGAGTCGGAAGCGGCCGCAGCAGGCCTCCGCACGGAGGGGCCCCGCGCAGCGGGGAGGGGCCGGGCGGTGGCCTCCGGAGGCGTGACGTGCCTGTAACACGTCACTTTAGTACCGTCAGCGGTACAGAACACCTTAGCGGCCTGCCTGAATTGGTCGATGTGCCCGAGCTATTTCAGCTTTTCCCCAAGCCGGGGAGTCATCCCGAGTGGTATCCCCAGCCGGTCACGAAAGTGCAGTTGGTCGGGTTTTGCGATTGGCTGTCGATCTATCAGCGGCACTACGGTGGTGGCTTGCCGAAGGTGGCTGACGGCGCTGTCATGCGTATCGACAGCGATGGTCAAGTGGAGTCCCTGACCCTCAAAAAGCTGCGCATTGAAGGCTCGCATGAGTCTTCGGTTTTCGTGCGCTGCGATGGTGAGACGGTCTGGTTCGACGGCAACGTGTCCAAGCTGGGTCGCCCGGACAACGTCTTCGGCTACACGTTTCGTGAGTGCCTTCGCATCATCAACGGCTTGCTTGCTGAGCTCGGCCTCCCCCCGTTCAGCGAAGGTGATAGGTACGTCACCAGCTTCAAGGGTGAGCCGCGCACGTGCTGGACTGGCGCGATGGTGACCCGCGTGGACATCACGCAGAACTACGCCGTGGGCGGCAAGGAAAACGCCTACCACTTCATGCGCTACCTGCAGAGCCAGCAGGCCAGCCGCCTGAAGACTGGCACGTTTGGCGACGGCGAAACGGTCGATTTTGGCCGTGGATCACGCCGCCTGTATTTCAAGGCTTATTTAAAGGGGCCCGAGCTTCGCAGGCACGCCGGAAAGGTCCGTGCTGACCCTGAAAGCATGTTCAAGCCCGAGCCTGACCCTTACGTCCTGCAGCTTGCCGATTGGTGTGATGCCGTAGGCCTTGTGCGCGTGGAATTGACCGTCAAGGCGACCAAGTTGCATGACATGGGCTGTCACTACCTCGGAGGGTTCGATATGCGTCAGCTTGAGCTCGAATTTAACGAGCGCTGCGAAGTGCTCACGCGTGCGTCTGCAGACGTGGACGAACTCACAGAGTTGCCTAAACACCTGCTTGCCACCTATCGCATGTGGCAGGCCGGCGACGACCTCACCACGAAGCTTGCGCGCAACACGTTCTACACGCATCGGCGGGCGTTGCTCCCCTTTGGCGTGGACATCGCGATCAAGTCCAACGTGGTTCCCCTCAAAACAAGGACCCGGGTAATACAGCTCGGCCCGGTGTCCATGCCTGACTGGTACGAGCTGCCAGAGATTGAAAGGAAGCGCTATGTCCAGCGTTGTGGTTGAAGTGATTGGTATGAAGGCCTTCAAAGGTTTTGTGAACAAGGAAGGCATCAACAGTGGTGCGCTGTTCGGGCGGGTCAAGCTCGATGACCGGTACAACAAGCCGGGCGAGAACTTCAAGGGCGGTTACTCCGTAGAGGAGTGGAAGATGCCCGATGCCGACACGATCTTTCGCATGCAGCACATACCAACGCCTTTCATGTGCGCCTTGGATGTCGAACGCGTCTCCAACGGCCGCGAGACGAAGGAAATGGTTGTCGGCGCCCGCCCTATCGAAACGGTGAAGGCACCTCCTGCAGAGCCTGCTAAGCCTGCTGTCGCGCAGCCTGCCAACGACGTGCGCAAGGTGGCCTGATGGCGGAGCGTGCTGAGTGCCCGCACTGCGGTCATACCGGTTGTCTTGATGACTTCTTCGGGGACGACAGCGGCGACGGTGAAGACTGGCTGACATGCCCCGACTGCGGCTCTGGCGGCATGTTGGATGACTTCACGGATTGATTGCTGATGAACATCCTCGTGTGCAACGTGCCCCAGGCACCTTGCCCGCCCGATCAGCAGGCCTTGTTGACCTTCACGCAGGTGGAGGATTTCGCGGCTTTGGGCATCACGTCTGAGGTCGTTGCTACTGCCTATGTTTTCGGCGCTTCCAGCGTCGTGCTCTGGTGGTTTTGTGGCTACTGCATCGCACTCGCGATCAAGGCCGTTTCTAAAGCTTAGAGGGGATTGCCATGGAAGAAATCATGGTCGGGGTGTTGCAGTTTTTGCTCTACGACGCGACTCCCTGGGTCGCTGTTATTGGTGTTACTTGCTTGGGCATCGCGATGGTGTGGATGGCCATCGCGAGAGCTAAAGAGGCGCTCAAAAAAATTTGAAATGCAGCTATCAGCCTCGCGTGCGGGGTTGATGGGTGCAAACCGGGTGTTCCGGACCACCGTTTTTGGAGTTTGAAATGGCAGAAATTTTCGCAGCAGTGGACCTCAAGACCGTCGCCGCATCCGTCGTGGTGATCGGTGTCGCTGTGGTTGGCATCGCGATGGCGTTCAAGGGCATCGACCTGGGCAAGCGCGGTGTGAAAAAGGCCTGAGGTAGGCCATGCTGATAGGGGCGCTGATTGCTCTTTTCCTGGCCCTTGTGGCTGTGATTGGGGCGGTCAGCGCCCTTGTCTTTTGTATACAGGTGCGCAATGCATAAATCACTCCGATGGATTGTGTCTGTGCTGGTAGCGTGGCCCATCCTGGCCCTCGCACAGGCGGAGGTCCAGTGGTCTCCTGATCAGGGGGCTAACTGGTATCCATCGACGGCCGCAGCTTGTTCTGCGATGAAAGGTGTGCCGGGCTACGGCAATGCGTCAACCATCATCAGCGTCAAGTCTGAGGGTGTCTGCAAGATCATGGATAGCGGCATGTACATCCGCGATGAACAGCTTGCCCGCCGCGAACGCCAGTGCAAGAAGGGTCAGTCAATAGGCGAGTTGGATTACCCCGGCTCTCGCGGCTCGTTCAGGAGTTGCGTAGCGGGTTGCACTGCCGATATGGAGGCACGGACTCCCGTGCTTGAGTGCTCTGGTGCTGGCACCAGCGATTGCCACTACAAGACACGCATGGAGGGCATCCTGACTGGCGACAAGTGCAGCGCCAGCGCTGGCGATCCTCCCACTACTAACCCGCCTCCGTGTCCAGCCGGGATGACGGGCGGCTACGTCAACGGTCTGGAGACTTGTGTCCGTGCGTCTGGCAGCGGCAACGGTGGGACAGGTAGTGGCACTGGTAGTGGCACTGGTACAGGCGGTGGCACCGGCTCCGGTGGTGGGACGGATGGTGCTGGCTCCGGTAATGGGAGCGGCTCTGGTAATGGCAACAACGGTAGCGGCTCGGGTTCTGGGTCCGGCAACACTGGTGGCACTGGCGGTGGCACCGGTGGTGGCACGGGTACGGGTGGCGGCGTTGGTGGTGGCACTGGTGGCACTGGCGGTGGCGGTACTGGTACGGGTACCGGTACAGGCACGGGTGGTGGCAATGGTGGCGGCAATGGCTCCGGCACTGGCACCGGTAACGGCTCGGGCACCGGTGGCAATGGTGGCAATGGCAATAGCGACGGGAACGGCACGGGTAACGGCACCGGCACAGGCGGTGGCACCGGCAACGGCACAGGCGGTGGCAATAGCGACGGCAACGGCAACGGCAACGGAACAGGCGGTGGCACAGGTGGTGGCACAGGTGGTGGCACAGGTGGTGGCACAGGTGGTGGCACAGGCGGCGGCACAGGCGGTGGCACAGGTGGTGGCACAGGCGGTGGCGCAGGCGGTGGAACAGGCGGTGGAACAGGCGGTGGAACAGGCGGCGGCACAGGCGGCGGTACTGGTGGTGGCAACGGGACTGGAGTTGGGACCGTAGGCGGCGGTAAAGACCACGGCCAGCCCAATCTGTATGAGACCAAGTATCCAGGCGGCATCAAAGGCGTATGGGA